CAGCGATTGATCGGCGCGCTTCTGTGTACTACGACTGCTCGGCCTTGTCCAATTCGGCATTGTAGCGCTGGATCGCGCAGCGCGCTTGTATCTCGGCGTCCTCCCAGCGGTTGCGGCTGGCATTAGTTCCACTTACCATATAGGTCACCCAAGCCTCGCTTGCATTATGCTGTGTCTCTATCATTAGAATGTATGCGATCTGCAATGCGAAAGTTATCGCGCCGCGCCTTTTCTGCGTCTCATAGATGCTTTTTAACACATTATTCTGCGCGCGTCGTGTCGAAGCTGCGGCATACATTTTCGTACTCCTGCGCAGCCAGCACCTGACGGCACTCAGCTTCTATCCAATTCTGGCGTGTTTCGCTACTCCCCTGCCGCTGATACTCCGCCCAGGCGTCTAAGGCGTCCGATTGTGCGTTTAATGCGCACACCCGCGCGACGTAGACGATTATCGGCCCTTTGGCGGTTCGCATTTTGGTCTCATCGTCATTCATTAGTTTTACCCCACGTACAAGCCACCCTGATGTGGTGCGGGCGATTGTGCCAGTGCTTGCGCGAACTGTTCGCTTGGAACAGCCCAGTTGTGCCCTTGATCGCGTTTGTTTGCCCACCAGTCGGGATCGTTCACGTACACATTGGCCGCATCGTAGCCGGTGATAAGCACGAAGTGGCCGCCGTGATCGGCTTGATTCTCCCGGCCTGTCAGCGGCGCATAACTGATCAGCGCGAACGGTGGCCGTCCGCCATCGATCTCCGACTTGATCAGGTCGATCGTCAGGCTGCCCGTCTCGGTGAGCGTTAGGCCGTGCCGTCCGGCCAGCGCGATCACGGCGGCGGTGCTTAGCCCGGTATCATTCTGTGCGAGCGTCGTTTGAGCGGCCAGAGTGTCGATCGGCACGTCGGGCTTACCCGTGAAGCCCAGGTACATCGCCACGACTGCCGCGCCGCAGTCGTTACGGAAACGCCGCGCGTCCGGATCTTCCTGAGAACGGTACGGGACGGCGAGCATCTTCACCCCGGCAGGCGGCACAATTGCCACCTGCCGGGACTTAGCGAACTTTGCCAGTGCCGTCAGTGCTGTATCGATGTCGGCATCCTGCCACCCGCCGAAGCTGCCGACAGTCCAGCAGTTTACCGATACCAGCTCCTCAAAATCCTTACTGGCATCGAGGTATACACCCACGAATGAAAGTAGGGCTTCCGTACCCTGAAACGCACCGCGCGTGAAGGCGTCTGCAAACTCCATGTACACCAGCGGCGGACGAGCGTTCACAGGTACAGCGGCATACAAGCGCTGCGGACGGAACTCGTAATACTGCCCCTGGCCGTTCGGGGATAGTTCCCCGGCGGGCGTGTTTGGCGCACAGTAGATATGCAGGCCGACGATGTGCCCGTTCGACTTGGCATAGGTAAGCGCTTCGGCCATTGTTGCCCATTGATCCGGCTCAGGCTGTCCAATGGCATATCCGCCGATCGCCAGCTTGTAGCCGAGCGTGTCGGCTTCCTGCATACAGCCAAGCCAGAACTCGTTATGCCGATCGGCAAACGGGACTTCGTTCGCTACCTGAATATAGCCATGCGCGATACTGTGTACAGCCTTGAAGCCGTCCCACCCGGCGATCTTTTCCGAAATGAACTGTCGCCCGAAGGCGATCGCCGCTGCCGCATCGGGTGGGACGTTGATCGTTTCCGCGTCCGCGCCAAACTTACGCAGGATCACGTACTGTACACCGTCCCGGATCAGCTCGGCGGCCATATCGGGATCGTCCAGCACGGTCACGCCTGCCGGGATCGCGCCAGCGGCAATGTAGCCGCGCACGGCGTCCCGATCGTTTTCCAGAATGTGGAGGCCGATCCGGTTTTGCGGCGACGGCTTAGACTGCGAGAGGTATTCCCCTGCACACCAGCCGAACGCGCCATCAAACGTTTTTACATACTGCCAATGATGTCCATTTGCGATATGCGCCTCGGCTGGCGTCAGCACGTCTAGCGGCGTTCCGTGCGGCATGGTACGCAGGATCGGGGCAGTCGTAGCCGGAGCGGCGCGCATGTTTACGGCGTCAGTTGTGTAAGCAATATACAAAGTCGTTTGCCCGCCGACATTTACCGTCACGCCGAGCGCCTGATCGAGCAGGTTGGCCGACAGGGTAATCGTCTGACTATTCAGCGTGATCGTGACAAGTGCCGCAGGATCACATTTCGTCAGCGCGGCTTTGAGGGCATCGAGGGTATCAGTCATCGTGTCTCCTTAGTAAATGATGCGGTCGCTAGTTCGCCCGGCTTGGCGGCGGAAGTACTTTCGCGCTGAGCGTCGCAAACACCGGCGCGCCCGGCGAGATAGCGCGGCAGTAACCGAGTATTATATCGCAATTATGCTTTTATTGCTGCGGAGGCAACCCGCGATGAGGGCGGATTAAGCGAATAGTCGAGCGGTCGGTGTACCAAATGCCCGCAATCTGCCGCTGCTCGAAAACCAGACAGCCGATCGAGGCCGGAGACCATTTGGGTTGGTAGTTTGTTTTATATCGTTCAACGCGCGGCTCAAACGCTGCGCCAGGCTCGACAAGCACCTTGTTCCCGGAGTCGTGTTCAATCAGGCAGACGCGATGAACGTGCGCCTGTACCAGCAACGCGGGCGCACGCAGACCGAGCGTATCCCTCCACTTGTCAACCCATAGCGACAATTTATTTACCGCATCACCAGCCTTAGAACCACAGTGATTCATGTGCGAAATGATGCAATCGCCCAACACCAGCATATATTGCGACTCGCCTAACTCTTTCGATGTGCTGTCCGGCATGTGATATTCCCACCGGGTACACGCGCGCTCGACGCGATCGGCAGGAAATCCCTCGAACAGCACATCGAAAGGATCTTGCCAGAAATCCAGCAATTCGATCGGAAGCAACTCGGCGGCTTTGCGAGCCGCCCAGTCGTCATGATTTCCCCTGATGCAGCTTATCCTTGCGGTTGTCCCTTCCAGGAGCATTTCAATCCACGCGCGAACGTTGGCGATCTCGGTTCGGAGTTTCGTGCGCTTGTTTAGCTCAGCAGGCATTGCCGGATGCGCCGATACTTCCTGACTGTCCAGCAGGTCGCCCGCCAGTACGATAAGATCGGGCTGTTCGGCGATCGCCGCGCCGAGGATATCCGCCGACGGATGACCGTGTAAATCTGCAATCACCATCACCTTTCGCATATCCGCAAAAGGCTGGGCGGGCCTAGCCTGAATATCCGATGAAGCTCCCAGGTAAGCCCTCAAAAGCGCTCTGCGATCATCTACGGTATAAGTAAGCTCGCCCGTGCCAGCGAACGCAAAGGGGCGCGAGTGAGCGGCGGGCGGCTGATCTGGCTCGGCGAACGGCTCTAATGGCCTGTTGAGTCTTGCCCAGCGCCGGACGGCACTCCGGACGGCTTCGCGCTCAATAGGCGGGCTGAACGTGCGAGCAATGTCGCCCCACGATTCTTTGCCGCCATTGTCTTTGTGCCGCGCCCAGAGTGCGCCGCCGTCGAGTTGCAGCATATCAGCCCTGCGGCGGAATGGTTGTCACGGGCGGGAGCGACTGCGTGATGCTGCGTCTGGCGGCTTCGGCAGTCAATTGATCGAACAGCGAGGAAACGTTCTCAGCGCCATGAACCACTGCCGAAGTCACGAGCGCTGTGGCCACAACGACGGGCACTTCCGAGACGATCGGCGCGACTGGCGACGCAATTAAGGCGGCAACCTTTGACGCCAGCCAGGATTCATTCGCCCGGACTTTGACATCCAGATCGTCCACCGCCTGCTGTACCAGCGACTCCCATTCGGCTTGCGACACAAAGCGCTTAACGAGACCGATCGGCAATAGTACCGTCCCGGCGTGGATCACCGGCGGCAGAAGCGCGTAAAACTGATCAGCGATCGCTTTTTTGTCGGCGGTCGTCAGTGTCTTGTCGATGTCTGCTAACAGGCTTTCGGAAAGACTTGCCGCGCCCGCAACGGCTTCGCGCGCATATGACTCAAGAGTGCGCAGGATGGCGATCTTAGTTGCGCCGTGCGTGTGTCCCAAAATGCGGCGGATCACGAGTAAGCTGGCGACTGAGGCCAGCAACAGGGCAAAGGCGACTACGAACGCAGTGGCATCCTGGGTGGTGAAGATCATGAGATAGTTTCCTTGTGCGGTAAAATTACGAGGTTACGGCGTGCAGCTAAACACACCTTCGGTAAGCGTTAGGCTGGCATCCCAATAACTTTCCGGAGGCACTTGGCCGTTTGCCGGATTGTACTGATACGCCATTACATGCAAATGACGAACGGCGGCAGGGAATGCGATCGTTTGCGTAAACTCATTCATCAGCCCTATGCCGGAAGGCGGCGCGGGATAATGCGCGCTGGACAGCCACGCGCCAGAGTCCGCATCCACTAAGCTGATCTGGTACGGCAAATCCTTAGCCAAAATACCGTATACCGAAGCGGCGGTACACGGTGAGCGAAACGACACGCTGCTGTTGTAGGGGCGGATCGCGGCGGCTCTTGCCCTAATTACGATCAGCATCAAAACGAACAAGAGTAAAGTGCGTGTTTTCATGGCGTTCCTTTTGATTTGCGAGGCGCGACAGGCGAGTGAATGGTAGCCGGGCTGGGCGGATCTACTTCAGGGGTTGATAATTCGGTTGCATTACTTTGTGCGCTAGTCGCTACGCTGTGGTAGCGCTGAAGATCCTCTGTTAATGTAGCATCTTCGGCCTCGGCGGGAAATACGTTAATATCTACCAGCGGTCCCGTACCGACTTGCGCTTGCACCTGCAACGCTTTTACCTCAGCAGCCAGCTCCCCGGCCAGTTTGCGACTCGTCGTAGCCTCCGATTTCAGACGATTGACTTCATTGCGCAGCCGCTCAATCTCCCTCGTCTGATCGCCCATTTTTCGCTCAGCGTCCGCCAATTCGTCGATCTTACGCGTCATCGCCGTGCGCATGTCGCTCAATTCTTTTTGCAGCAGCTCGACCTTTATTTCCTGGCGACTGGTCGCGTCGGCACTTGCTCCGAGATCCTTTACAAGCCGGGCGATGTCGGCGCGCATTGCTTCCATTTGTCCGGCGCTGCTGGTCTGGAGTTCCTTAAGCTCGGCTTCGGCAGACTTGGCCTGTTCGTGTGCGTCGGCAATTTCGACGCGCGCCAATTCTAGCGCGTGTTCCCACAGCTTCGATCTATTGATGTAGTCGATCCGCATATCGTCTACCAGTTTGCCGATCCGATCGCGCTCCTCGCGTTCGTGCTTAGCCGACTCAAGCACGAAGTCGTGTTCCTTGTCCTGGCGCGTGATCGCTGTGATCTGCATTTGCTCGATCGCGTCCTGGACTTTTGCGTGATCCTTGATCCGTTCAGCGCGCGCTTCGATCGACGCTTTTACCAGCAGCAAGCAAGCGCCGACAACCGTCACGCCGATCACGGCTAAGGCGATCACGGCAGTGCGTATCTCGACGGGAAGCGACGAGAGAAAGCTATTGAAATCCATAGCCGCGCCTTATGTGATAAATTCGATCAGATCGGCCAGCGTATTTGCCAGCCGCTGGATGCCCGGATTGTTCAGTTCAACGGGGAGCGCTCTGATCCACGCCAAATCGTCCGCCAGGCTCGCCGTCAATTCAGCCTTGCGCCGCGCCAAAGCCGCCGCCGCTTCCTGATCGGGATGCGGTTTACTGGCATCGTGCGCGCCAATGACGCGCTCGACGGCGGCGATCTCGTCGTCCGTAATATCCGGCGTTACAGTTACGCGGACTGTCTTTGTTGTGTTTGGTTCGATCGTCTGTCTTCCAAACATATCTGTTATCAGCACGCCGCTCGCGTGCCCGATAAAACTTACCAGCTTGCCGCCGATCGCAGCGTGCAACTCTTCCATGATCAGCGGAACGTGATAAGCGTCCAGCTTGTGAACAAGATCCGTGTTTTCTGTCATTTGGTTTAGACTTCCCATAAGGCGCTTCTTATCCAGCCCGTCACTGCGCTGGTCACTGTTCCGGCGCTAGGTGCGTTAATTTCCCAATTGCGCCAGTAAAGCGCTACGGAATACGTTGTATTGGCGACAAGGCCAGTGAATACAAACGGCACTGTCACGAAGCCGCTGGCATTAATGGCTGAGTTATTAAGCGTATAACTGCCTTGCCCTGCCGTTAGCGGGCTGCCTACCGATCCGGTGTCGTAGGTAACGAGTGAGCCGTTGTACGCACCGAGCAGAAGACCAACAGTAAACCATACTGTCGCGGCTTGGTTCGCGGGCGATGACAGGTTGGAAAACGGAAAAGTGTACAGCCCGGCGACGCGCCCGCTTTGGGTGACAAAAGAGTTGTGCGCCGAGGCGCCCGCTACGCCGCCCGTCCCGTTATCCACCTGGGTAAAGAGTGCCGTTCCCGGACTGGTGGCTGTGGCCGCCGTCGCCAGCGTCACATTTGAATAGAGCGCGACGGTGCTTCTTAGCAGCTTTCCGCCGAGCAAATAGGGGAAGTTGGCGAACATCTGGTTTAATTCAGTTGCGCCAATATTGTCGCCACTGAGGTGGCTAGTGTTGGGTGTTGTGTATGGCATCGGTTAAGTTAGCCTTTACAGGGATAGTCTGGTAGTTGAGCCGAGCAGTCCATACACAGGATCGCCGAGCGTCCAATACGTGTTGTCGTCCATCTTTTCAGCGATCACATCTTGTTGGATGTTCGTAAGATCGGCCTTTAGCGTCAGCCCGATCACTTTATAGCGCTCACTGGTACTTCCTCCGGATACGTTCATATACAGTTGTTGGTTTTGCAGCGTGATCAGCGACTCGATGTCATAGCCCAGCGCGGCGACATGTTGCCCGTTGAACACCCCGGCGATGCTGTTCCAGTACGACGGCGAAAAATGGACTTTTGTTGCGCGAAATACGGGCAGGTGATACCGGCTCAGCAAATAAGAGGCGTACACCTTCGCAAAAGTCGCGTTGGTGTTCAGCGTCAGCTTGGTGGTCGTGTCGTTGTAGCCATAGAGGTTGATGCTGCTTGCGTCAAAAGCATCCATTGTGATGGGGTTGTCCTGCACAAGCAGAGTGCCGCGCACTTGCAGAGTCGTCATATACAGAGTACCAGTCGCGGCATTGGTGATCGTCAGGTCGAGTTGCGCGCCGCTGATCCGGTACTGGAATGTTATTTGCAGCGGTGCATAAAAGGTGTAGTCGGTCGCTCGGCCATCGGCGCGCTCATTGGCTACCCAATCCGTACCCGCTACCAGGGGAAGTATCAGATCCTTAGCTCCCGCCGCCTTGCCGGATGTCTGATTAACAAACGGCAGACTGACGGTGATCGATCCTTGTCCTGGCACGGCAACAATGGCAGTAGCCTTAGCAACTACTGTACTCGTAATGGTTTGGGCTGGCGTGATGACAACGTTGATGTGGTTGAATACTTCGGTGATAGGTATCCCGGCATCCACCGTATACCCACCTGGGGCGGCAGTAAAGGTAGAGGTAGCTTGCCGGAATTGCCGTGCGTTGTTGCGCCATACGGGGACGCCGTAGGGTGTCACAAAAAAGCGCCCACCTTCACTCTCGGTCACTTCCTTGATCGCGTCCCAGGCGGTCGTGGAATACTTGCCCCACTGCATTCCTGCGTTGGGAAAGAACTGCGTCCCCACGTCGATCGAGGTCATCGGTACGGCGTCTGCTACTGCGGTCGGCTGCGTGAAAGTGAACGCGCCCGATCCGCTGAGACTGAATTGCGTGGCAACGTTTCCGGCGAGTGTGCTGGTAATGACAACGCTTGTCTGTCCGGCCATTGGAACGTTGTCGTATACGGTCGCAATCACATAACTAGGTAACGCGCTTTGTGCCCCGTAAATGACGTTTATGCCTTCGATTTGGTTGATCGAGGCTGCAAAGTCGGTAGCCGCCGAAAAGCGTGTTGCGCCGATATATACGCTGTTCGGAGTAATACACGGATAGGTATTCGTGAATGTATACGTGCCAAACTTCCCAAGCGTTGATCCGCTCAGGTTATAGTCTGCATCCAGCACATAAATAACGTCCCCGACGCTCGGAATGCCGGTAAATACGACTGTCCCGTTTTTAAATGGCGCATTAAGTGCATTATTGATGATCACCGGCACGAGGTTGTCCCCGGTTCGATTATATAGCAGCGGCATATTGATCTTAGAGTGCTTCAGCACGCCGATCAGATCTTCCAGCTTCAATATCGCCTCCTTTTGTGGGATACTACTGGAAGTTGGCACTATATCGACCATGTAGCCGGTAAAGATCGTCTGGCTGCTACCGCCTCCGATCGGCCCAAGCGAGACTGTCGTTTGCTGGCGCGGCGCGATCGGGTGAACGGGGTTGATAAATAAGCCGCTGCTACTCTGTTGAAAAAGCGGCGAGAAGATCGGAAAGCCGCCCACGCTGTACGGCGCGTTGGGCACACCGCCATTGTCAAGCGTAATGTCGCATGTCCCGCTGTCGGCCATAACCTCGTGTGGCGTGCGAAAGCCGCGCGTCAGCACAAGTTTTTTAAAATAGCCTTCGATCGGTTGGGCGGTATGGGCAGGGTAATATCCCCAATTGATGTAAATATTTGAGCCAGTTAAAATAGTCATGCCCTGGCACTCCCCAGAACTACGCCACGCTTTCCTGCCTCGTTTTGCAGCGTGTCGAAGAAAGCAGACACATCCGTGACCCCGTGAAACTGTGGGTTGTGCAGGTTGATCACCGTCTGGGTGCTGGCAGCGCTATTGCCAGCGCTCTGGGACGCAAAAGCCGCACCAGAGGCCGCCGAATTCATAGACTGCCCGCTCGACCCACCGCCACCGTTCGCCCAGCCCTGCCATGCGCCACCACCACCACGACCACCACTGGGCGCCGGTGGCCCCATCGCTCCCGGTAAATTGGCGTTCATCGCCGCGTCGGGCGGAATGCCCGCTAAAAGCGCTTGCGCCGCGCCCATTCCCATTGTTCCGCCGGGCAAAAACTGCAACAGTGGCCCCATCGCTTTTAAAATATTGATGATGGCGTTTAGGACGGTTCTTTCCATGCTGTTGAACGCATTGGAGATAACGATCGGTAAATTAAGAAATGCCAATTGGATAGTATCCGCTGCCGTCTTTAGCGCGTCTCCTATTTTATTCCAGCCTGTTTTTACCGTTTCAGGATCGATACCCAGCAAAGTAGTTACAAACTTTACGAAGCCGTCTATCACTCCGCCAACGATATTCCCCAGCGCCGTCACGATATTTTTGATGCCGTCTGCCAGTGCCGAGAATACGCCGCCAAGATCGCCATTTCCTAAACTGTTTACCGCTTTGATAATGTCCGCGATCGCTGCTCCAAACGGTTGAAGGGCGTCTGCGATCCCCTTAATTACGCCTGCACCCAACGTAACTACCAGAACGCCGATCCCAGCGGCGGCCCCTGAGATGATCTTGAAAATATTTTCAATACCGGACAGGTCGAGTCCCTGAAAGTTTTTGACAAAGCCCTGTACCCCGGAAACAATAGCGTCTACTGCTGGTTTAATGGAGTTGGTCCAGAGCGTGTTAAGAGGTGTTGTAATAGACGTCACCGTGCTCGGATCAATATTGAATAACTTGACAAAAGCCTTGCCCACCTCCGGCAAGGCCGAATTAGTGACCCAACTTCCCAAATTTGACACAATTAAAAGAATACTGGCGGTAATAGACGGTAACGCCGTGTTTCCCCAAGCAACAACAGCCGCAGCTATTGAGGGAATGTCCACGTTGAACAGTTTGGTAATCGCCGCGCTGATAAGCGGTATGCCGGTACCAGTTACCCATTTGCCAATGTCGGAGGCCAAGTTAGTCAGCACGTAAGTAACTGTCGATAGCAGGCTGCCCGCCTCATTGCTCACTCGCGTACCGAAGTCAGGGATCAGCACAGCGTCCTGTCCGCCGCCGTCGCCCGCATCGCCGCCCATCTGCCTTCCGCCTGCCCTTCGGGGCTGCCGCCCGCTTTGCTGGTTATCGCCCGGCATACCGGTTGCCGCTTGGCTTGATGGCGGGTTAAAGATGTACTGCAACCCGTCCATTACGTCCGTGCCGATCGCCTTGAATTTATCAATAGTGGGCTGTATGGCGTTCCACACGCCGAGCACCGCATCGCGCACACCGCCGAAGTTCGTGGCAAACGCCGCCGCGAGTCCCGCAATGCCCAGGATGATCAGCCCGACCGGAGACAAAACAAGTCCCAGCACTACGCCGATCGAGCCGATCGCCGCCACGACTGGCCCGATCGCTGCGACCAGGATACCGATTACAATCCCGGCCTGAATAATGCCCGGATCTAAGTTGGTGGTAATGGCAGATACAACGCTGGTAATGCCAGTTATGATGCCGGACAGTACTGGAAGCATCTGTTGCCCAATTACAGCTAGCAGATCGGTAATAGCATGGCTGGCAATGTCCAATTGTCCGGCGAATGTGCCGCCTGCTGCTTGCGCTGCGCCGCCGAACTCATGTTCAACTTCTGCGAGGATGAGCTTTTGAGCGCCCATCATATCACCCGATCTCTGCATGGCCTTAATCTGTTCTTTTTGCGCCTCGGTGAACGAAACGCCGATCCGCATTAAAGCCGTTAGCCCTTTGGCGGGATCTTCCAGCGCTTTGCCGAGTTGGACCGTAGAGGACTTAAGATCTTGCCCCATCGCGGTGGACATATCGAGCACTGCCTGCGTCGCCTGCGGGAATACATCCTTTCCTACACTTCGGAAAGTCAGCATCATCGCTTCACTGCTGATGATCGAGTCTTTGCTGTACCGCGTTTCCTCGCTGAACCCTTGCGCTAACTGCTGTAAGGCGTCGCTCGTCATATGGGTAACTTGCGCTGTTTGAGCCGCTGCATCTACCCAAATTTTTTGACCGACGGTGTTAGCGCCGAGCGCCGCATTAAGTTTGTCGCGCTTTTCGATCTCCTGATCAATTGTCACAGACAAGATCTGATGAGCGCCTTTAGCCCTCCCTAATTGAGCTTCATGCTGCGCGATCTGAGCGTTCAACATCTCGACTTGAGAACGCATTTTGTCGGCTTTAGCGCCAGTGGCTTCGGTCGCCACCGCCCAGTGTCCGGTAGAGGCCGAAGCCGCTTCGGTATGATCGGCAGTGACAAACAATTCTTGATTTAGCTGAGCTAAAGCCGCCTCGTGATCACTGGCAGCCTTGATCGCTAATCCGAATCCGGCCACGATCGGCGCGGTAAGGCCGATCGTGGCGGCAGCGCCAAACTCACGCAAATTTCTAGTGACGCCGGAAAATGCGTCACCAAAAATACCCAATGCGCCCATGCTTTTTTGAAGCGCAGGGGTAAAGTCGTCTTGTAACGACAGCACGCCAAAAAGCGAGGAGACTTGCGTTCCGTCAGGCATCAGTGTTCCATTGTTCTGATAGTTTCGTCTGCGTCAAGCAGATCAAGAATGCCGCAGGCGTCCGAGTAAGGCATGGCATCAATTTCGGCGGGCAGGACATGCAGCAGCATGGCAAGCCTTAAGCGCACGATCGCCTGATTCTCTTCAGGCAGAAGGCTTACCTGAAGAGGGAACAGGGTCGCCTCTGTCAGTGCGCTGCCGATCCCCCCGATGCGTTCCCCGTTTCCTGCGCGGCATAGTACGCCGCGATCATCGGCTGGAACTTGTCACCGCGCAGCCAGTCGAGCGACTCGCCTTGCGACCAGTCAATCGACGCCGGAGCGTCTTTTACGATCCAGCTAGGTGGCACGTCGATCAGCGCTTTGCAGATATAAGTCTGCATTCCGGCAAAAGCGTCGATCATAGTCTGCGGATCAGCGGACGCTTGCGCGTCGTTCATTTTTTTCTGAATGAACAGCGCTTGCTTGGCTTCCTTCCAGGACACGCGGCTAAAGTCAAAGGTCGGCACGGGTTCAACTGGCACAGCAGGCAGATTTGGCATGTCGCTCATCAATAAACTCCGCCGCTAAACATATCGACTGTTGGTGCGGCTGCCCCGACTGCGCTCATCGCGAACATAACCTTGTCCTTAACGACTTTCTGAGTAAAGCCGCCATCTGACCACACGATTTGTTGAACATGGCGCGGTTTCGTGCTGACGTTTCCTTCAGGTCCGTATTCGAGTGTGTGCAGTGTTCCCGGCGCGAGGAGACCGCCCAGCAACGCGCCGACACTGCCGACGATGTACGCAAGCGTTACCTTCCAGGCCGTTTCGTTAATTCCGGCGGCCATCTGCTTATGTACAGCGCCTGTTCCGGCGGTGACATCCATCGTCGAGTTTTTCACGCTGGGGTTGGCTTCGCACCAATAAGCACCGATGTTCACGCCGTCGATCGCGATGTAGGGCGTATTACCATTGTAAGCGGGCACAGTTAGTTCCTTTCCATTCTGAACTTGTATCGCGCCCCATCGTGATAGATGGGGCGTGCGTTTTCCACGTTTTCGATCATGTGAAGCGACTGCTCTTTAGTGGCCGTCGCAATGTTCCAGAACGAGCCGCCGAGCAACTTGCTCGGCGGCGCGTACCCTGGCAGTCCGTTATCGATCGTTCCGGCATCGTGCAGTAGATCGTTAATACGGCCTGCTCCTGCAAACGAAGTTTCCATGTCATCCGCAACGCACTTGATGTACATCACCGTGATCGCGCCCGGTACGCGCGTCCACATCGGCTCAATGTCGCTAACCATCACCATAATCACATACGGGCGCGTGTTTCCGTTTCCGGTCTGCGTGCTTTCCGTGTTGTAGATCCGGCTGCCCCACATCTCCGTGCCGTTTTGCGCAAGCTGTTGGATCACGGCGCGATACAATGCGGCTACGTTGGACTCAGCCATGTATGTTCAGCGCCGTCCGCGCGTCCGCTTCCAGTCTGCCGCCCGTGCTCCAGTTGTCGAAAACGGGACCAATGAACGGGCGCGCTTCCATGTTTCCAGTGCCCAACTCCAGATAGATCCCGTAAGAAACGCCATCACCGACGTAAACCGTATGTTCACGCTGCGAGTCTTTTTCCCACCGGATCGACGCTCGCAGCGCACCGGTATCCGGCGTTGGCGGATGTCCCGGCAACGATGCCACATGTTCCGCGCCGCCGTGCATGTAAGTGCGTCCGGGCGGTGAAGTCCCCATGCTGAGCTTTACTTCACCGACCATCTGCTCAGCTACCCCGGCCAGCCAGCTATCAACATTGCCGCCGTTTTGGGCGATAATGCGAGCCGCTACGCTTACATCCATCCGGTAGGTTGCCTCACTGCTCACGGCTGATCCCCTCGTTCTCGCGTGATATAGGCCACGTTTGCCACGCTGTCGGTATCCGCTTCCTGCAAGCTCGCGATGTCATAGCGAAGGCCGTTCACGGTGACGCGCATCCCCAGCCCTAGCGCCGTCAAGGGGCCAACGATCAGCCGGTAGTTGTCTTTGATCGACAAGGCATCTCCGATCAAGCCTGACATCGGACGTACCCGCTTTGTGGTATCGATCAGACGGCACGGAACCTTCGTCGCGATAATCACCCATCGGTTGATCTGTTCGCCGTATTGCCCCGTGCCCGGAGCGCGCTGCTCGATCAGGCAGATGTCCGTCAGAAAGCGACTGAGCGCTTTAGCAACGACGCCTAAACTGTGGGTGGGAACAGCGCGCGGCATTTACCAGCCCCATCCGCCGAGACTGCCAGCGTTCGGATCATACTGATTGTTCTGTCCCTGCTGCGTCTGGCTGTAGTTAGGCGGCGCGCTGTTCCCGGAGTCGGGACGGTACGTGTGTACCGTGCTTCCGTTGATCGCCGGGATATTCCACTGGCGCCGATAGTTTCTCAGCATGGCGTTATAGGTGTCTAACGCCTGTGCCGGGCTTACCGTCAGCCAGTCCGCCGTAAACGTTCGTTCCGATCCCAGCTTGCTTATCAACTGTTGGACCAGGACGATCGTGGTCATCTGATACGAGCCATACTCGCTCTGCATAAACGCGATCTCGGTGTCATCCCAGATCGGGTTAGTCGGATCACTATCACCGGTGTAAAACCTGATCCGCGCTAAGTCGGTATAGGGCGGAACAAGGTTGTAGGTAAACGGCATTACCAGCCTACCATTCCGATACCACTGGTCGCAGCGCTGTATACGCTGACGTTTGTCACATACACCTCGTTCGCCATGACGAACGATCCAACAGCGTTAGCCGACCCGAACAGCACAAAGTCGAAGTTTGTAGGGCTGACAGTCGGCGCGGCAGGGTTATCGTTGAACTTAAAGTAAGCGACGGACGCGGACGCATTCGAGACGATCGCGTAACTCTGTCCGACAGGGAACGAAAGGACACTGGCGGTACTCGCTGTCAGTACCCCTGTTGCCTTAGTAGACGGTCCGCGCGCTTGTGTTAGCCCCATTAGCTCACCGTTACGCCGTTGAGTGACACGACGTAGAAGTTCCCCTGATAGGCCATCAGGATCGCGCTGTTGCCTTTAGCCGCCGTCCACGTCAGGACACCGGAAGCGCCCTTAGCGTTGAAGCCGACCGTGCCTTGCGTCACCGTGTGCGCCTGGGCAGTAGCAGACACGATCGTCAGCATCTTATAGTCATCGGTGCCGACGACTGGTGCTGGGATAGTCAGCGCTGCCGCCGCGCCCGCAGTGATCGCGAATGCAGCATTGCCTAACGGAACGGTCATTGCACCGGATGCCGCGAGCGCCGTTCCCGGCTGAACAACCGCTCCGGACAGTCCGCCGGGGAAGTTGCCTTTACGCAGGGTTCGATCGACTAGCCGCGTTACACCATCGTCGGCCTGAATGTGCGCGTTGAGAATGTCGAGGTTTGTTACAGACATTGGAACCTCTTAATAGGTATTGCCATACACAAAATACGGGTCATCCCACCCATACCCGAAGCGCGTATAGCCCCGGAAGTTAGCCTGCAAGTTGTAGTTCGCCGCCGGATCAACATCGAATTGAAGCGGGATACGGTTGAACCACCACAGATGCATTTTCGCCATTTCGCTGTCGATCAGGAACCACGCATTGCCAGTCTGGGAAGGCAGGTTCATATAGCGCCACACAATCACCTGTCGGATCAGCCCTTGCCCGCGAACATAGTTCACGTCGTTGTTGGCAGTACCTGGACGGTTCATGCTGTTCATGATCGTGTACGCCTGATCTTCCAGTTCGGGACCTACAAGCAGCGTATCCGGCTCAATGCCGCGCAACTGCCCGCGATCGTCCACAAACCGGCGCATTGTCTTCCGGGTGGCGATGATGTTGTCATACGTCAGCGGCAGACTACCCGCGTTGGACTGCGTAATTGTCGGGTTGGCCGGGTTGATCGGATGTACCGTGCTGCACAACGGAAGCAGATCCGCGCCGAGCGGCTTCTTTCCGGTAACGGGCGTCTGGTACAAACCAGTCAAATCCGTTGTGTTGAACGCATTGGTAAACACAGATGCGCCATGCTTTTCGGTGGTACGGGCGAACGCCGTAGCTAACATTTGTGTATTACGCGCGATCACGTTGTACTGATCATCGTCCATCAAGCGACGCTGTACGGTCAGTGCGTCCGTATACTCAATATGCGGTATGTCGGTCTTGAAGCCGGGATCGAACGCATCGTATTCAATGCGCCCGTTGAACGGCAGCACGTCGCCAAACCCGCCAACGCCGAGCACATGCTCAACAGCTTTGCTGCTGTCCGTCACATTGAACAGCTGAGGAACAGGGCTTTGCGCAACCAGAGCTTCAGTCTGCACGTAGAAAATTTGGCGTAAACCCGGCTCAAGCAGGTACGGCCAATTCGAGGCAACCATAGGGGTAGGCATTGTTTAGTCTCCTTGACCTTGCTCAGCCAGCGGTAGTATTGGAAAACGAAACAAATGCCAGAATGTTGCCCACGTCGTCAAGCGCGGAAATGGTCCACAGGATTATTGAACCCGTACCCGGAAGGGCAGAGAGCTTAACCTGCTTCTGACTTACCAGGTCAATTGTCTTGGTCGCGCCGTTAGCGATCGCGGTCGTCGTGGGCGAGTCGCTTGATACCCTAAAGATGTGCTCTTTACGGATAATGCCGACTTCTACCAGATCGCCGCTTGTCGCATTTGCCGTCGGGCGAGGCGCAAGCGCGTAAGCCGTCACTTCGCTGACCGGCGCGGCGCACGGCTTGAGATACCCGGTAGTTGGATCGACTACGAGCAGATCGCCCGGCATAATAGCAGTCGTGCCAAGCACCGGCAACTTTTGCACGATTGGGGCGCGGTTCGTCCCGACGTTGTTGCTGTCGAAAATAAAGCCCTGCGTGGGCATAGTGTACTCCTGTGATCGCATGCCGATCTCGCGGAAGCGCTTTCAGGGTCAACCTGTCAGCAAGTACACTCTGCGCGCCAGGCACAGGGTGGTGGGGTGTTTCAAACACCCATATATGCGAGTTATTAACACCAGTTTATCACTCTTTTGCAGAAGTCAACTAATTGTTTATATAGTCCTGAAACACTTTTTATATACAAAGCAAGTTAACGATATGTCGATCCTGATAAGAACTCTTGTCGGAAGCAATATTAGGTGGTTGAACGGGTTCAGCCCACCTAATTGACAGGAGCTAGACTTGTTCGACTTTGCGCTTGCGTGCGGCGTATTGTGCCGGTGTGATACCCAGACTTTTCGCAATGGTGATTTCTGCGCCTGTCAGGTCGGACATTTGCACTGCTTCGCCGCTAGTACCTGCATCCAAGTTCGGAGCGCGGCGCTGTGCCAGCATCGGGGTCGCGGTATCAAGCCACTTTGCCAGCATCACCGGATCGTAAGCCGACGGCACAAGCGAGCGGACAGACTCAGGCAGCCCGGAAATGCGGCGGTTGTTCGACTCAACGATCGTCTGTTCGATCGCCGCCGCGCGAGCCGCCTGTGCTTCCAGCTCCGTCACCCGTAGCGCTCGCTGCTCAGCGAGCGTCTGCCATTGTCCGGCCTGAGCGAGACGCTCTTGTTCGGTCTTAACGGCTTTCTCCTGAGCAGTACGGAGTTCCCCTCGCCGATCGGCGGCCTCTTTACGCGCGTCGGCGATCAGTTTTTGCCCCCATGGCGGGAGCGATGAAATATCTTCGGCCTGCAGGGTTACGGGAATTTCTGCGACAACAGGTATTGTGTCGATCGGCTCGGTCGGCGGTATAACAGCGTTTCCCATGTGGTTTATTCCTCTATCCAGTGCCAGGTATTCGGTAAACAATGATGTGCGCGATCGGGTTTCGCGTAAGTGAGGCCGGACATCCAACGCACTTCGATCCCAGCGCTACCGTTTGGATCGTTCATGCCGTCGGTGAACGCCTGAACGTTTATTGTCTGATCGTCGTCGCCGTAGATGCGCGTAATGATCGCTGGGCGGGCCGACATCCAACTCAAATGGTTCAACTTCAGCGAGTAAGCGATCACTATTGCGCCGATAAACGGCTTGCGCGGTTCGGCCAACGTAACAGGCAGCTCAGCGATCACCTGTTCGGCGATCGCCGGAATGTCTTGCGGGATAGGAACTTTGTTATTGATCGTAGTAGTTTTGGGCGGCATCGCCGAGTATTCCTTTAAGACTTGCTTCCTGGACCATATCCCCGAACAACGGATCTGACGTGTGCTGCACGAAGTCCATGAGGCTAACTGCGCCATCCTGCCACGCCGCATAGTTGGCGTTGCCCATGATTGTCTGTTGACGATCGTCCGTTTGGGCGTTAAGCCAGTCTTCGCCTGACTGAACATCGACCGGACGACCTTTCACAATAAAGACGGACGTGCAGCGTCCGTTCCAATGGTCATCAACTCGTTCGTCAATGTCCATCTCCGATCCGTTCAGCGCAAGACAACTCAGACAGGTCCTATTGTCCAATACTGCAATGCGCACCTGTCCTTGCAGAATGTCAGCGTTAGCGAGGCCGTGCGCTACCTGCGCATCGCGATAGCCTGTCATTTGGAGCGTGCGCATTATAGTTTGTGCGGTGCTGCACGGGATCGTGCTGACTGCGTTAGAGATGTCTTCCCCGATCTCGCGCGGGTTCATGCCTGCCACGATCTCGCGCAACGCCAGATCGCCAATTTGCTGAGCAACGCCAGTGCCGTATTGATCGAGCATGTCCCGCCACGCCTGATCGGTGGTGTACTGCAAGATCGCCCGGATAGCTTCGGGATCGGGTGATGCCCATTGGTATTGAAGCGCCTCAGCGCCGCTTAGAGCAGCGCGCGGCACGATCTGAGCCGCTGCGCCGATCGCACTATGCAGCAGCGCGTCGGCGGCCATGTCGATCAGACGCGCATCTCCTTTCAGCGTATCGCCCAGATCGGCCAGATATGCACGCAGGATCGGGTTATCGGCAGTTAGCTTTTCTTTCGCCGCCATCAGCCGATCGATCTCCTGCTGCAACTGGTGGTCGCGCACGAACATTACTCCGCCGGTAAGCGATCGGTCGATCGACTGCAACACCTGTCCGGCTACCTGATCGAAGCCTTTATCAAGCAGGCGATCGATCAGCGCCTTGAGGGTTTCGGCGTAATTGAGCGGCAGGTTCAAGGATCAGACCTGAGTTGCCAGCGGTTGGAGCAGAATACTGGTGGCGCTGACAGGGATACCCAGCACAGCAGGCCACCATGTGGCGATATTCGTCACAAGATCGGCGGCGGGAGCCATATTACCCGCGCCTGCACCCGACGCTACCAACGGCGAGCGCGTAGTGAACGCTGGCGTGGCGGTGATAGTGATGAAGCCACCCGTTTGTACTGAAACGGGTTGCCCGACTGCGGCAGAGTTTAGGGCAATCCCGGCGGCCTTACTGAGTGGCGCACTGGCGGACGCATTGCACACCTTATAGGTGTTGCTTGATAGTTCCAAATACGCGACTTGTCCGGCGACGATCGCGACTCCGGCATAGCGCGTATTGTCGATGATAGCGCCTGCACCGGGCGCGACGGACGAAGAGGTAACGGCGTAGTCTGCCATAGCGAAGTTTCCTTATTGTGTCTTCTGAACGGGTTGAGGTTTTTGTGGGGCGGTGGGTTGAGCAGGCACGGGCGGCGCGTTTGCCGCTCCTGCGATGGGCGCGCCGATCGGTGACGGCGACATGGGCGGCTTGTAATTGCCAAAGGCTGGCATTGCGCTGGTGACGGCTAACAGGTTATTGCGCGACTGAGACTGTTTGGCGTCGATGATGTCGGAGATCTTGGTCGAACTCCAGTCAAACACTGGCGAGACGATCTCCAGGAACGTTTCATCGTCTATCTTGCCCTCGATCGCCAGTGCGTTTTGAACTAGTGTCGCGTCGTTGCGCAGTTCGGCGTCCTGCCAAACAGCGTTCCAGGCGTCCACGTCCGGCGGAAGATCCATGCCGAATGCGGTATCGATGTCGTGCGCCAGTTCCATGCAGCGCTCCCACGAGCCGCCGAGTTTAACCTGCGATCGGCGCGCTTTGCCGATCAGCCCGATCTCACGCTGTTTAAGCGCTTCGCCGCTGGCTGCCGCATCCGATCCCATGAACTCCGGCGACGGTGTTTGAGTGATCCGGTGCATCTGTTCGATTACCCAATTCGACATGTCGAGGTATTGTGCGCTTTCTCCGCCTGCCAGCCGGGTAAGACTGGCAACCTCACCTTGCATGAGCGGCGTTGTGGAGATGACAATGATCGATCCCGGTGTCAGATCGGCGGGTGGATTGAAGCCAGTCGCTACTAAAAGCCCGAAGGCGTTCAGTTCGCTGTTGATCACCATGCTGTACATCATGCGGTTTAGCGTATCCTGGAGCGATATGCAGTCTCGCAACTCGCTGTACCCGTAATTGTGTCGCCCCCGGTTCCGGAAATGCACTACGGGCACGCCGATCGGCTCAGCGGCATCGCCGATCCCCGTTGCCCAGTCGGTCACTTGATCGTCCGTGCCGAGCGGTAACACCGTGCCGCCACCTGCGTCGGCGGCATACTTGTATATTTTGCCGGGCAGGTAAATATTGATGCGCACACCTAGCCCTACTGAACCGCGTCGGCTGCTGGTGTGCCACACCTTAACTGCGGCCAGCATCTGTTCGCTGTCGGCACTGTCGTACAGGACGGCGATCCCAGAGCGGCCATCGTAAGCCAGTTCATGTTTGAGGATCGGTATTTGCAGATCGTTATCGAACGCCACCATTACGAATGTGTCGCCGTCTCGCAGTACCGCCTCGTGTACATCAGCCTGCAAAGCGTCAAACCGCGACTTGCGCAGGATCTTTTCAGCCCATTCGTTTGCATCCTCGGCAGGATCGGCATCGTCCTGATCGTCTTCTGTGTCAGGAGAGTCCGGCGTGAGTGCAGTTGGTGGCGGCGTTTTGGGCTTAGGCGGTGGCGGATCGTCGTCTTCGATCTCGGCCTTTATTCCGTCAAGAATCAACCGATCGGCTTCCGCCTGCACGATCAGCGGCATGTAGTTATCGTTGAACTGGATACCCGGCCTGTTTGCCCGCAGCATTCGCCGCATTTCGTCAGTCATCCATTCGGGATGATTGCCGTCGTAGTAGTCGCGATAAAGTCGCACGGCTTGCGCCCGGATGCTCTGCTGAGATACCCATGTCGAAACGTTGCGATCGATTAGTTCTTCGAGAATTTCAGAGATTTGCGAAAGCGAGAAGATCCCCTGCGGCTGATCGCCGGTGAGCATAGGCGAAAACACCATTAGATAAACCTCTTAGCCTTCTTTTGAGCGCCTTTATAGTCGATGTGCAGATCGCGATACCACCAGCGCCACGCGACCATTTCGTAAGCATAGACTCTGTTGTACCAGTACATCCAGGGACGATCAGGCGTAGTGTTTGCTTTTCCCGGCAAATTACCGTAAACGATCATATGAACCTTCTTACTTCTGGCGTTAACGGCTTGCGATCGAGCATCAAATACGCGCCCGACGTGGCGTCTACCTGATCGTCGTGTGCGCCCATCGGGAAACTGGTCAGTTCATCGATGTACGCGGGCGTCCAGGCGCGATTGAGCACATACACCTGCCGCGATCCGGCGCGTGCCGCAAAAGGAAGCGCGCGCGTCAGCTTGTCAGCTTCGGGACGATAGCCCTTGATGTTGTACTGGAATAAAACCGGATCGCGCGTCAGTTTGTCCACCGCTCGGCTTTGGAAGTACGCAACTTCAATGCCGAGCGAGACTTCAGTCCCGTCAAGCAGCGCAACACGTTTAATTTCGTTAGGCACTTCGTCCCATTCTTTTTGCAGGCGCACCACGTCCAGAATGATCAACAGTCCCGTCTTCGTCAGACCCATCAGCAGACCAACGGTGTAATCAGCGGTATCGCGACTGGACAGCGCCAAGTCCCAGAAACGAACGCGGCGCACAATGTCGGCGGGCGCATGATCGATCCGCTGTAAGTTGGCCGCCTTGAATAGTCCGCCTTCTTTCGACATTGGACTTTGCTGATAAAGAGCCGAGAATGGATATTCGCCAAGATCGGCCTTGATATCCAGCAGCTTGGCGCGATCGTACCATGGCGCACACAATGGCTCGCCCGGCTTCCGGCCAAGCGGATCGTTATCTTCTGCTAACGCCGGAAGTGTCAGGCACGTCCACTTATCGCGCTGTTCGAGCAGCAGGCGGCCATGCACATCGTCTTTGTGCCAACGGGTCATCACCGACACATGCGCAGCGCCCGGCTGTTTGCGGGTGAGAAGATCGCTCAGCAGCCAGTCCCAATCGCGATCCCGCTGGCCTGCCGACTCAACTTCTTCGCGCGATTTTACAAGATCGTCGGTGATCAGACAGTCAGCGCCCTTGCCTGTTACTCCAGCCCCTTTGCCAACGGCGTCAAGTCCACCTTCATGATCAGCAATGTCCCAGTGATCTTTGGCTTGACTGTCGCTCGCCATACTGATCCCGAACACTTGCTGATAGCGCCGCAGCCGCATAATTGTTCGCACTTGTCGGCTATTTTTAGTCGCAAGTGACTGGTTATAGCTGGCAAGAATGACGCGCTTGTTCGGGTTTCGTCCTAGAAAATACGCAGGCAGCATATGCGAGATCTTCCGCGTTTTTCCATGTCGAGGCGGCAACTCGATCATGAGATTGCCGATTCCAGACTGGCCGTTTGTCTCGATGTACTCTACTACTAGCTGTAAATACTTATCGATCATCGCCAAATGCGGATGATGTTCGTAGCGCGGCCACACAAATCGGCTGAACAGCGTGAAGTCTTCCCGTACCATCGATGCAATGGCACGATCGACTAACTGCCGGTCCGCGTGTCCGATCAATGCCTCATTAGTCAAGGGTATGTCGATCAAGCGTTCACACTGGAAACCGTTGCTGAATAGCGCTTGTAAGCCATCGTGATGATCGACATCCGATCGGCGTCCGATAGTCCGTCTAATGTCAGCGCGCTCATTTCGTGTCCTGCACTGGTGAGATCGGTTTTGACTGGCGCATTCAGGCCAAGCAGCGCGGCGCGCCGTTCCATGATGCGCAATACACGATCGATAACCAGCGTTTCGCCCTTTAGTGCTTTCGGCCAAAGTGCCGATAACATCATGTCGAGACGCGCCACTTCCAAATCGCGCACCGATCCGGCGGCGTCTACCGTTTCTTTCCTGACTGCGGCCATAACCGTTGTCAGATCGCGGCCTACTGTAGAATAGGGAACATCCAGCTGATCGGCGATCTGACGGATCGTCAAACCACGCAGACGATAGGCGTATACGTCGCGTTGGCGCGTTTCTCTAAGTTCGCGAGCGCCGGTCTTCTGATGCGTGAGCGGCATTGTCTTCCAAAAATTGCTTGATATGTATTTTACACGAATATCAAGGAATGCAACTAACTAATAAACGAGTAGTAGCGATCTCATTGCTATTGTGTTTCATTTATGCAGATAGTCCGACGCCCATTTTTCAAGTGCCTGCGCGCCCGGCTCACTTATTTTCACCCCGATCAGCCCCTGCGGGCGCGTAAGAGATTCAGGTGCTTACAGATTGGTAGCCATTCCGTTCAAATTAGGGGTTGACACAATCTGCAGGCCCGTCTATAATAGTCTTATAAATACGGACGATTTCCTGTCTGTATTTATAAGACTGACCAGTTCGCTAAGATATGATAAGGCACACAGCGACCATGTTAACCGCCAAGTCCAATTCCCCACGCAATTTGATTGTGACTCTGATCGAAGAGTATCAATCGACCATTAAGGTAGCGCGCGCGCTGAACGTTGCGCCGAACACTGTCCGCTGGCACTTGAAAGCCGCGAAGTACGCGTTCAATAAAGACGCGCGCAAGTGGGAACTGCAGGCGTGATATATCAGCCGCACCCTGAGCGCGCGCTCGCCACCTTCTACTGCGATACACCGCGCAGCCACCGACAGGCGCAAGGCGTAGCAGCGATCCGCAGCCTGCCGCCTCACCCAGTAATGCGCACGCCATACTTCGCTCGCCTCGATTAACGACGAAAAGGACAACACGATGACAACCATTCCAGCGACTTCTACGATCCCGAACTTCAGCAACGCCTCGCTGCTGCGCATCCTGAATGGTCTCGAGGCGTGCCCGAACAGCATCGCGTTTGTCGATAAGCAAACAGCGCGGGAGGCGCTGGCAAACTGTGCGAGCCTCGGTTGGATCGATTGGCTGATCAAGGCCGCCGACGGCAAGTTTGGACTTCCCGCTGCCACATGGCAGGCTGGGCGCAAGGCGGCAGAAGCAAAGTGGCAGGACTCGCTTGACGCGGCAGACGCCAAGCGGCAGGCCGCGCTCGACACAGTAGACGTCACTTGGCGGGCCGCGCTCGACGTGGTAGAGGCCAAGTGGCGTCCTTTGAGCGACGCGGTAGAGGCCAAGTGGCGACTTGAACTCGACGCGGTAGAGGCCAAGTGGCAACCTGAAATCAGCGCGATCGACGCCAAGAGGCGGGTCGAACTCAGCGCGGTAGACGCCAAGTGGCGGACTTTGAGCGAAATAGCAGAACGCGCGCGGCGGACTGAGTTTAGCTCGGTCGATGCCAAGTGGCGACCTGAACTCGACGCGGTAGAGGACACATGGCGGACTGAGTTCTGGGCGGCCGACGACAAGGGGCGGACTGAGCGAAACGCGGTAGACGCCAAGTGGCAGACTGAGCGAAACGCGGTAGACGCCAAGCGCTTAGCAGATATTAAAGCATTGTTCGTATTCGCCGATTGCAACTAACCAACGCCTG